GGGTGGTGGTGCTGGAAGTTATTGGTCAGACAGTGCCAGTAGTTCAAATTGGACCAATAGAGGCAGTGGACGAGGCGGTTCTGGTGTAGTAATTATAAGATATAGAATACCGTAAAATATTTTTAAATAGAAATATTTTTTGTAGGTAAAGAATTATCATTTGGTTGATTGCCAATATTGATATTAACTGTAACTGGTTCTGGTTTTGTTCCGATCGGTTGTTCGTAATTATTTGGAACACCTTGGACTGGCGGGAGATTTGGTCCAAAGTTTAACACTTCAACATAATCCCAATTACCGGGAACCGTAAATTCCGCCATTTCAGTAGCAGTAGAAACTGTTCTTGGGTCCATCTTTAAAATTAAATAAACTTTACCAGTGCCTTCATTAGAATTAGCATCTGTTACATTTTGTTCTGATCCTGCACCAGCAACACGTTTAATAAAAAAGAATATTTCTCTTTCAATTAGATCTTTTAAGAAGTTAAAAAAATTCGTGTCTCTACCGTAATGCTCTTTACAATATGGTGAAGTTAAAAATTCTTTTTTTATTTTAACTGGCGACCCTTCTCTAAATCCACCATTTGAATAATGGGAAAAGGCAGTTTCTAAAAGAGTATTAAATTTATTGAATTTTGACATGGTATTAATTATATTTACTTTTGAGATCTTCAAAAACCATATAAAACGATTAATTGTACTTTAACATAAGTATATATAACGTGGCAACAATAGATTTAAATAATTTTGTAAGACCTAAAAATGTAAACAAACCACAAACAATTTTATCCGAAAAGGTTGAAGTTGTAAAGAGTGTTTATACCGATCTTCATTTGGATTTAACAATGGCAAAAAATATTGGAGTAGGTAACTCACCAGCAACAACTAATGATATCTTAGTTGATACTGATATCGATGCAATAAAAAATTCAATTCGAAACATTTTTACTACTAGAAAGGGTCAAAAAATTCTAACTCCAGAATTTGGTTCATCATTAGAACAATATTTGTTCGAACCGATCACAGAAATATATGCAAGAGCAATCGGTGATGATATTTTAACATCTATTGAAAAATACGAACCAAGGATACAAGTTTTAAAAGTATTAGTTGCTCCGATTCCAGACGAAAACCAATATAATATAAGTGTTTCTTATAAATTTTTAGAATTTAAAAAAGAAAGTCTTCTAAGTATTATCGCACAACATGGAGGACAAATTTTAATATAATAAAATGGAAAACGATAATCTTTTAACAAAAAATTCTTATGTGAGTTTTGATGCTACGAGCTTAAGAGATTTGATCATTAATAGATTAAATCAAGGTCAAGTGTTTACTGATCAAAACTATCAAGGTTCTAATTTATCGGCATTAATAGACGTAATAAGTTTTTCATTTAGTACATTATTATTTTATTTAAATAAAACATCATCAGAATCAATGTATTCAGAGAGTCAAATCTATGAAAATATGAATAGAATGGTTAAAATTTTAAACTATAATCCAGTTGGAAGATTAGGACAAAGTGTGCCGTTCATGTTAAACACAAGTTCAAATCTACCAATTAAAAATTACATAATTCCAAGATTTAGTTACATGGCAGTCGGTGGATCATACTATTCGTTCAATACTGATATAAAATTTTATAAACCAAGTCAAGGAGAGGTTAACATAACAGATGTTTCTAACAAATATCTTTTATACCAAGGACTTTTTCAAGAATATCCAACTCAAAATGCTATTGGAATTGAAAATGAAACAATTTATCTTACGTTAAACGATAGTGTTTATATTGACCATTTTAACATTTTTGTTTTTGTAAAACAAGTTGATCGTGAAACTTGGGAAGAGTGGGACCGAGTACCAGAAACATTCTTATACGGTCCCAATGATCCAATATTCCAAGTTCGTTTCAATGAAAATAAAAGATATGAAATTAAATTTGGCGATGACATAAATGGCAAAAGATTAAGAGAAGGTGATCAAATTGCAATATATTATTTAAACATAGATAAAAATGTTTCTAATTTAGGTCCAGGAGCATTAAATTCGACAAAGGTTGCAACATTTAATTCTTTGAGATTTGCTGAAATCTATTCTGATGTAACAGTTAATACTCTTGGTGAAAAACTAACACCAGACACTTTACAATACATACAGCCACAAAACGAACACCCGTCTACTTTTTATTCCGATGAAGAATCTGTTGATGATATTAGAAAAAATGCTTCTAAAAATTTCAGATCACAGTATAGGCTTGTAACTACAAACGATTATGAAAGTTTCATAAAAACAAACTATTCAAATTTATTGACTGATGTTAGAGTTGTTAATAATGACGATTATTTAAGAGGACATGTAAAATATCTGTATGACATTGGATTGGATAAACCACAAAATGACAATCAAATTTTAATCAATCAAATAAAATTTGCAAACAGTTGTAATTTTAATAATTTATATGTTTATTTGGTTCCAAAAAATAATTATCAAAATTATATTGTACCCGCTCAAAAAGAATTAATTTTAAATGGGTTACACCCAAATAAAACATTAACATCACAAATTGTACCAATGGATCCAGTTTATATATACATGGATTTTTATGTTGAAAAATTTAATTCCGATCCATCTCCAAATGATTTAACTTCTTCTTATTTGGCAATAACAAAAGAAATAAATAGCAGACGATCTAATTCTGCAATTCTTTCTGATATAGAAAAAGTAATAAAAGATTTGTTCAGTAGAAAACAAAATAAATTGGGTCAATTAATTGACATATATCAATTAGCAACCACTATATTAAACATAGACGGTGTTAAAAAAATACAAACATATAGAGAAGATGATGATATTTATGTTGAAGGAATTTCGTTGTTACTTTGGAATTATTATTATCCATTAGCAGACTCCGAAGTATACACGCAAAACATTCAATTGGAAAATTTCAAATATCCAATTTTTAACAACATTGATAATATTTCTTCTAAAATAAAAATAATTGAACCAGCGGGATCAATTAAAATATCTGATTTTTAATAAAATATGGCCGTTGAATTTTCAGTATCAAAAACAAGTGGATATGCAAACATAACAAGATTTATGTTTGATGCTAGTGCATTGAACGGTAAAGCATATTCAAAATTTTTATGGGATTTTGGTGATGGTATAAGAAGTAGAGAGAAGACACCATCTCACATTTATTTAAATCCTAGTTCATATAACGTAAGACTAAATGCATATTATACTAAAACAAATTTTGATATTTTTGAAAAACAGATAGATGTTGATATTTTAATAAACGAGTCAATATATTTTGATTTCGTGCCACCACCAACATTTGCGGGACACTTTAATCGTTATCCTTTCAGAGTTAATATAACATCAAGCAGCACAGAACCACATTTTATTGATTTATATGCAAATTATTCTCGATCATATTCCCCCCAAGATCCAAACAACAAATGGACCTTTTTAAGACCACAGTGGAGGTTCTTGGATAAAGATGGTAATCAGATTTCAAAAATCCAAACAAAAGATACAATAATAAAAGCAGATGAAAATGGAATGCTATTGGGAAGTGGAATTGTTGCTGGCGTAACTGGAACTGCTGAATTTTATTTCGTAGATGATTTTTATAATTTTGATTTAGTAGAAAAAAATCTTCCATATACAACAATTATAGCAACACTGGAAACTAGTGCAGTTTCTATATCTCAAGACATTAAAGGAGTAACTCAAGGATTACCAAATGGAAGCAATAGCTTGGCACAAGCGATTGTTCCATATATGATTTTATGGAGAACTCCAGACTGTTTAAAAATTACAGAAAACGGAATAAGAGAACATTCAAATCCAAGATGGATCGATTCCGATATCCCTGTTATAATAAGCCCAACATTCAAAAATCTTGAATATGCGGACACTCTTCCTGATGGTAATGGTGTTAGGTTGCTACAACCGGATTCTTTTTTCACAGAATATATTCCATTTGATAATAGTAAATCATTGCCGTTAACCGCAAGTTTTTATGGATTGAGTTCAAACATTTCTCCAAAACCATTAGAATTTAAATATGTTGACGATTCAACCTATAAAGTAGCAGGATATTACAAGGGATCTTTCAATGTTGCAAATTCAGCACTCAATAAATCATTAACAGCAACCACCGTTTTTAATATACCCAATCTCTCAGCAAATTCATTTAATCCAATAATGTGGATTCCAAACGGTGCAGCAGGATTATTAAACAACGTACAATATATTAAAAATCCATATACTGCACAATTATATGTAAAAAATAATAAAGTAAACAATCAAGATAAAGCAATAGTAAAAGCATTCGAAATGCCAATTTCGAGAATTCCAAACTTTTACACGGATGGATCGGCAATAACAGGATTCCATAGCATTGAATGTATTGCTGCAATGAATGCGCCAAATTACCATGCATGGTGTTTAGATTCTGATCTTGATAAAATGTATAGAGTATCATCGAATGGAAATATTTTATGTTCTATTGATTTTAAAAAATTATTGAATGTTGATTTTGCATCTCCAGCATATTGCGCATTAGATAGTGAACAAAATATATGGGTCACTCTCTTTGATACAACATCAACGTTAAAGTTTAATAGTGATGGAAAACTTTTATTTGCAGTTCAACCATTAACGCACACATATCCATCCACTGCAATATTAACAAATTCAAACTATACTTCCACATTCAACTGGGTTTATGACAGTACATATTATAACTTAACCTCAGACAGTTTTAAATATTTTCAAAATTTCATAAATCCAACTGGTGTAGATGTTGATACAAAAAATAATGCATGGATTACATTTTCAAATCCATTTAGTAGTTATGTTTCAAAAGTTTCATCAAATGGGTTTGTGCTAAGTTCAATATATTTTCCATTATGTTCATCACCACAAGAAATTGTTTGTGACAAATATGATAATGTTTGGATCGCATTATCAAACAATGTTTATAGAAATTTAAATTATCTACAAAAAAGAAATACAAATGGTGTATTGTTAAGTACATTTGGTCCATTTAATGGATTAAACTATCTAACAATAGACAATAAACAAAATCCATGGTTTACTCATAGTTATCAATATATTGGATGTGTTGAAAGTGGAAACGTAAAGTCTTATAAAATACCTTTGAATGACATTTATTCAAATATACCAAATTGGGTTGATACAAAAACTTATTTATTAAAAAATTCTGCTGAAAATTTAATAACATATTCACAGGATTTTACTGGAACATATTGGGACAAAACAAATGTAATAGCTATTAAAAATGCAGAAGTTGCACCAGATGATACTAATACTGGAACATATATTATAGAAGATAACGACACAGTTTCTGAATATAAAATTACAAGTAATAGTTTTTACATAAGCGGTATTCATGTTGCATCAGTTTATATTAAACCAGAAATAAGAGCACATGCCCAAATATCATTATCTGGAAATAATGGGATATATGCATCTACTGTGTTTAATCTAACAGCAAAAACATTCTCCAATAAAATTGGAAACTTGGCTGGAATTGATAGAGCGGACAACGGATGGTATAGATGTTATATATCAGGTTCTACCACAAACAGTTCTAATTTTATATTGGCATTACATAATGGAATATCTTCAACATATCAAGGCGTATCATCATCGGGCGTTGAATTAAATTCAACCGGTATAAATTTTTGGGGAGCGCAAGCAGAAGAAGGAAATTCTCCAACAGAATATATTAAAACTACGGGGAGCGTGGCTACTAGAGATGCAGTATATGTTAATACTCTTGCGAACATGGAAGAAACTGCATTAAAGGGAATAGCATTTGATGGCAAACAAAACATTGTAGTTGTAAATTCATTGGAAAACAAAATTATATTGTTTGACGTAAATAAAAAAACAATTGTTGATGATTTTTACATAAATCCGAAAGGGTTTAATTTTTATCCATCACAAGATGAAAGTATTTTAGAAATTGATTATTTTTTAGGTATTATAAAAAATAAATTCGCGCCAACATTAATGGAATATCACCCATGGCTTAATAATTTAAAAGTTACTGGTGATTGGACTGGATGGAAATGGAATAATAAATTTTTCAAACAAAATAGTTCAACAAAACAAATTTCCGGAGAATCTAGAAAAATAGATTTTTATGAAAAAAATCCATATAACTTCTTTAAGGTAAATGAAAATCACGACATGACAAATCAGATTAAATCTGTCACTTTTATACCTTCGTTGAGAGATAGTTCGTTTTTATTTGATAAATTTCTATCATCTATTTTTGGTAAAGAATCACAAGATGATTTGGGAGTAGTTTCTTATGAAAAGATTGCAAACTTTTTAAAAAATCAACATGATATAGATTTGTGTAACGTGAATTCAATGTATGATTTATCAGAATCAATTGATTTAAATACTGATGATTTTAGATTAAATTATCCATTGTTGATTAAACGACTCATGGACATTGCGAGTGTTAATAAAACAAAACTTTGGGGTGGTTTTGATAAAACAACCAACAGCTTCATAGATTATGAAAAAACGGGAGTTCTTAATAGAGGAAAAATAATCAATTCTCTTACATACAAAGTTTCTGCTGGAATTCCTATCATATTAAAAACCAAATCTTTGAACAAATATACTTTAATAAACACCGGAATTATAAATTCTACGTTAACTTATAAAGTAAGCACTTTAGCAAATTTTTTAAATTTAGAGAGTGATTGGCAAAGTTATTATGAATTTTTTGAATTTGTTACAGATTCTCCGAATGAACAGTTGGAAGGTCTAATTGATTGGACTAATTCTAACACAACACTTGATTATAATTTATCATCAAACAAATATTGGGCGGGAGATGAAGGAGTTCTTGAAACTTCATTTGCTTATGAATTATATAAAGGATTAAATTTATTAACATAGGTCTTGAAAGCAGAACTTTAAATCTAAATATTAATTAAACAAATGGCAACTGAATCTTTTATAATTTCACCTAGTGGCAATTGGCCGAACGAGGTTTATAATATAAAAATGAACCCGGATATAATAAATCCGGATTTAAATTCATTAAATGCTGAAAATAAATTTAAATATTTTAATCAACCGATAGTTGACGTAGATACTCCAAATATATCAGATAGTTACAGTTTTATAAATTCAGTTTATGAATTAGATAAAATTTTAAATCAAATGATTTTAAATTTTGATGATACATCAAGTCTTGTTTGGACCCCGTCTTCGATTAGAAAATATAACAACGGTAGTTTTTTCAACTATTTCACGCTACAACAAAACATAAACTCCGACGATATTCTTGACACGGATAATGTTGATTTAAATTTTTCATATTTAATTTACCCATATAAATTATTTTTAAAACCAATAAGTGCAAGAAAAATTAGTTCAAATAATTATGAATTAGTAACATCGGCGGTTTTAATAAGTTCTTGTAATTTTAATTTTATATCATTTGATGCAGAGAGAGAAGCATTCGTTAAACATGTTAGCAACAAATCATCAACTCAAAAATTTATAAGTTTACCAAAAAATATAAATTTAAATTATTCAATTAGTGGAGTTGAACATTTTGCTCAAAAAAACATAATATATTTCACACCACCACCAGCATA